CCTGGGCCGGCGGTCCTGCCACCCCGGCGAGGCTGCTTCGGCAGCCGAGCTCGGTGTGGCCCCACCCGGCCTATCGGCCGGGGCGTCGGGCCGCACATCGGGTGGCAACACCCTACAGGAGGTGCTGCCATGCCGAGCACGGCCTACACCCGCAGGCTGATGGCCGCCTTCCCACTAGTGTCCGCGACCTACCGCAAAATAATTGCGGAGGCCGTGGACAGGTGGGTCCACGCCTCGGGCTTCGACTGGACTAAAGAGCGGATCTCCGCTCTAGTCCAGTGGTTGTTGAAGCTCCGAGCCGGGGAGAACCCCAGCAGGCCCCCCTGGTGGTCTGACCGTTATCTCCGTTATGCGGAGAGGGTCGCCACCAGGGCCCCGTTCGAAAAGTTTCTCCAGCTAGTCCAGACTTGGCGGACGGCCCTGACCGCCTATGGCGGTCTTAAGACCGTCCCTTCCAAGAAGGACGTGGAGAAATTCGAACGGGCTGTTGGGTCGGCTCGCGTCCTAACGGTGCCTCTGCCCTCAGGGCGCATCATCGAGGTTGACACCGAGGACTGGAGGGCCCGGTTTCCTTTCCGGGCCTACTTCGGTGTCTCCCCTCGAGATGTGCTCCCTGAGGTGCGGATCCAGAGACAGATTCTCCCCAATAACCCGCTGTCCCTAAAACTCACCGACGGTCGGGGTAATTACACCCCTGTCGGTGAAGAACTCTTTAGGGACGCCTGGTGGGTCATGCAGGATCATGTCCTGCATCCCCCAGGCACCGTGCCTGCTTACTGGCCGATGCTTCCGGTTCTTCCGGACTTTCGTCCGGCGCCGGGATCGGTCAGGGCGCACGGAGCGGTTTATTGCCGGGTTCAGCCTGATGGGAAAGCCCGGTTCTATTACGCTCCCCCACGCTGGTTGCAGTTCCTGCTGGACCCCTGGGCAAGGGAGCTGTACTCCCAGCTCAGGCGCATCCCGCAGGACTTTACTTACAACCAGGCCGCGGGTGCAGAGCGTGTGGCGGAGTGGCTCAAGGCTGGAAGGACCGTGTGGTCCTTCGACTTGAGTTCCGCCACAGACCGGTTCCCACTGGCAGTGACCCGGACGGTCCTGTGGTCCCTCTCTAGCCGAGGGAACAGGCCGTGGGTGGATCTGTTCTGCTGGATCTCAAGGCTTCCCGCTCGGGCGGCCTACCCCGGAGCCAGCTCAGAGGTGATACGCTGGAGGTGCGGGCAGCCACTAGGAACTGTCCCGTCCTTCGCAGCGTTCGCCCTCTCCCACCATGCGGTGGTGAGGGCCCTCTGGGCTCGGCTTGGCGGCGATCCGAGGGAGGCTCCCTACTGTATTGTAGGGGACGACCTCGTGATCGCCGACCCGAGGCTGGCGGAGGCCTACCGAGAGTTCTCCACCACTATATTGGAGGTGGAGATCTCGGAGCCGAAGTCCCTCGCGGGGAG